AAGGCGCCCGCCTCCCGAGCGTAACGACAATACTTGCAAAAACACAAGATGATCAATATATAAGACAATGGAGACAAAAAGTAGGTTATGACGAAGCAACACGTATCAAAAATCGTTCTTCTCTCAGGGGAAGTGCCATGCATAAGTTCATTGAGAAACACATCAAAGAATACGGATATGAAGATCTTACTCCCGTTGGTCAAGAAGCTAAACCAATGGCACAAAAGATTATTGAAATAGGACTAACACCCATTACTCACTATTATGGCTCAGAAGTAACGTTACATTACCCTGGCCTATACGCAGGGGCAACTGATTTAGTTTGTGAACATAATGGAATGGATACCATTGTAGATTTTAAACAAGCCAATCGTCCCAAGCAACGAGAATGGATAGACGATTATTTCCTTCAAATTGCAGCCTACGCCATGGCGCATGACCATGTGTATGGATCCAAAATTAGACAAGGGGTTATAATGATATGCACAACCGATCGTTATTACCAAGAATTTAAAATTCAAGATGCTGATTTAAGACGCGAAAAACATAAGTTTTTAAAAAGATTGGACAGCTATTATTACCTAAAACAAAACCACAAAGAAGAAGCAAATATAGATACTAAGAATCTAATAGAAGAATTTGAGAAAGAATCACAAAAATTAGATAAAGCTAAAAAAGGAGCTATGGCAAAGAAGTTATGGTAGAAGACAGAAAAGATACACTTATACAATTATTCCCTACGACCTTATTAGTACGTACGTATAAGGAAGATTTTAAACAAGAATTTAAATATGTTAGAAATTTAGAATATAAAGACCAACAAGTAACCGGTGCTTTTAGAAGTAAGGATTCTTATCTAATGAAGCATCCTCCGCTTTCCACAATAAAAGAATTCATTTTAGAAAGTCTAGATAAATATATAGATCTTATTATAAAAACAAAACAAAAAGTATCAATCACTCAAGCATGGATGCAACGTAATCCTTATGGAAGTTTTACTCATGAGCATACTCACGCTAACAGTTTAATTAGTGGGGTATTTTATTTTAGAAATGAGGACCATGCCGCAATCACATTCACTAAAGATTCAGTTGCTAGAATCAGACCAAGTATACATACGTATAATAGACTTAATAGCGAATCCTTTACATTTAAACCTTTATCAGGGGATGTAATTCTTTTTCCTAGCGGTTTAAGACATTCGGTTCCCCTGAATACTAAAAAAGAAAGCCGATATTCTCTGGCTTTTAATAGTTTTTGTTTTAGTGAACTAGGGGCAGAAAAGGATTTAACACACTTGACTTTCAAGGATATTAATGACCAACGTAGATGATTATATACTCACCTACAATGTTGTACCTAAACCAATCTGTAGGTCACTTATTAAAGAATGCAATGAGGCTTCCTGGACAAAACATAAATGGTCGACTTATGGCCAGAAAGAATCAGAATATTCCGCCAAAGAAAAAGAGTTAGATGTTCTTACTTCAACACCCGAACAGTTTAAGACTTTAGGTTCTCTTATTATGAAAGCTGTAATGTTGTATCAAGCCAAAGTTTCATGGTCAGAGGATCATTGCAAGCCGCCCTGGATTCATAAAATAAGCCAAGTACGATTTAATAAATACCAGAAAGGGACCCGAATGCGTACTCACTACGATCACATTCAAAGTTTATTTGATGGAAAATTAAAAGGCATTCCTATTATTTCTATTGTGGGATTACTTAATGATAATTATGAAGGAGGGGAATTTATGTGCCGAGATAAAGAAGTTAAATTAATACGTGGAGATATATTACTATTTCCATCTAATTTTATGTACCCACACCAAGTAAAAGAAATAACTAAAGGACTAAGATATTCTTTTGTAAGCTGGGCATTTTGACAGAAAGGGGGTAAAAAATGAGAGAATCAGGAACAATAAGAGAAAGAGTCTTCCAAGCTCTAATCAAACGCTACACAGCGGATCAAGAAGAGGCATTGGTCAAGATTGATGCACTTATAATAGGGGAAGTCGTACCAGGTCACCATGACTTAACTGGTGATATTGATAACCTACTAGCTAAAGCCGCGTTTGCTGCTGAAAAGATGGCAACATTAAGGCGACATTATGGCACAAATTAGATGGCAGAAATATAGATGATTATCCCTACATGTCTAGGATAAAAGTTAGTTTTATGCGGTCTTTTTGGAGCAACTGGCAGCAGTGGCAGCAAAACCAAAATCACTGGCAGACCAAAAACGACTTAGAAAGGTTGGTACTAATACCTTTTCTATATATTTATACTAAATTTGCCAGCTTGCCAGACTTTTTAAACTCATAAGAGAAATAGAAAAATATATGTTAATAGTCTATAGTGGCCTTCGGAGGAGCTCGGTTTACCATGAAACGTAAGAAATCGAAATATAAGCACGTAATCATTAACAAAAAGAGGTACTATTTTTACAAGATTCACTGGATAGACATTACCGGGGATGCCGGCCATGCCACGGCGGGCGAGTTTGATAAGTTCGAATGTTCGAAGATGGTTACTTTTGCATATATCTATAAGAAGACTAAGAAGTTTCTTTGGACCTTCAGCAGCTATGATACGAAGGATGAAGTGTTTTCAGACAGGAATGTGATGCCTATGGGGTGTGTATTGAAGACAGAGAAGAAAGATGTGTGAGGATCGTGGTGTTGACTGGTTGAGTGAAGAAGAGTACAACAGATTAAAGGAGGAATCTATGGCAATTAAAAAGAAAAAAGCAAAGAAGAAGAAAACTAAAAAGAAAATCAAAAAGAAAACTAAAAGGAAGAGTAGATAATAAATGGCGATTAAAAGTGTTAAAAAGCTTCGAAAGCTTAAAGATGAATTAGATAAGCTACACGAAAAAGAGGATGATCTTTTATTTAAAATTGATGAAGTTATTGATGAATTAGAAGATCCCAACGAAGACTAGTGTATTAAATTATGCAATGGCCCACTCTAATTGTGGACAATTTTTTTACAGATCCACATGCTACAGTGCGGTTATCGAAAACATTTAAATATACGCGAGCTATTGATAATACATGGCCGGGCACGCGCAGTCCTGTTATCAGCGATGTTGATAAGGCTTTCTTTCTGTGGTCTACCCGAAGGATCTTGGCAGTATTATATCCTATGCAGATTAATGCATTGACATGGCAGGCGGTTCAATATTTTCAGCGTATACCATATAAAACATATGGGGGCGAAGGCTGGATTCATGGTGATACTGATTGGGAATTTACTTCAATTGTTTATCTAAGTGAGCATCCTAATAGTGGTACATGTCTGTATGAAGGAACACATTTTAATGTTAGCACCGAGTATAATGAAGAGAGAAAGAGGTTTTTTAAAGAGCTGGCAGACTATAAGCGAATGGAGAAATATAAAAAGAAAGCTAATTCGAAATTTATTAAAAAGGTTGAGTTGTTCTCTAATTTTAATAGATTAGTCTTATTTGATAGTCATAATTGGCATGCGTCTAGAAATTCTGATACTGATAAGAGCGATAGGTTGACGTTAATTACATTTTTTAAAAATATCACTTGTAAAGATATTCGTTATCCTATCACCACAATGCGGAGAATTTAAAATATGCGGAATTCTGACCGGTTAATAATTATAGTTTTACTCGGATTGAGCGTTGTTTTGGCTTATTCCCTTTTGATGAACGTTTATTAGGTGGGAGTTTTTTAGTTGGTGTTACATTTAAAATCGGTGCGTAGTCGTTTAAAATTTGTTTCATTTTTGCTTCTAGTTCTAACTCTGACATATCTTCTAATTTCCCATGCTTTATTATTTTTCGGTCTATGTATAATCCTGCTGCCTTGCCTCGGTTTGTTTCGGCGTTTACTGCAGAGGAGAAACTTCCTTTCTTCAAAGCCATTTCACGTAGACGAGCCAGTTCAGCCACATGACCTTCATAACTAACTTCAAATTTTTTGAGTTTTTCTTCTTTAAGTCGACCCACATAATGAACGACTAAAGGGCTGAGTCTTGGATTTAAGAGTTCTGATCCTTCTTGGCGTGCTCTTTGGGTGCTGTAACCAGCTTCTATAGCTGCTTCACCTTGAGTCATAGGCCCTTCAGGTCCTCCGAATACTACGAACTCAGCAAATCTCATTTGCATTTCAGTTAATCTCTTAGGTACACCCATTATTTTTTTCTTACTTCTTTGGTTAGTTTTTTATCTACTTTTACTTTAGCTCCTTTGGGTAGAACTATTCTGCCATGTCTGGCAGGTTTTCCTCCCCCCAATTTACCAAATTTTTCAGGTACAAAT